AGATCCTCTCAGTGAGAGTTTTTCCTCTTCGGTCAAATCAGAAAATTTTAATTTTAAAGACTCTTTTATTTCTTCTATTTTGGAAGTTAAGTCTTTATAAAGCGTTGGATATACGTCCTCAAATAAAACACTCTTTCCGTCCTGACCATTTTTACCATCAGAACCTTTATGACCTTTTGGCCCACGCAGTTCTTCCTTTTCATCTTCTGTTAAATCAGAAAACTTTAAAGAAAGTTCTTTGCAAAAATTTAATATTGTTTCTCGATGTTCTTCAAAGTCAAAGTCTTTTCCGTCAAGTCCGTTTTTCCCGTCCTTCCCGTCACGACCTTGTAATGAAATTATTTGTTCTTCAGTCAGGGAAATATTTGAATGATTCTCTATTAATTGAATTAATTCTTCTTTGTGGTCTTCTAAATTAAAGTCGTTTCCGTCTTTACCTTTAAGACCTCTAGGGCCTTGTGGGCCTTCTAGCAATTCAATGTTTTTAATTGCCTCATCGAGCATAGACTCGACTAACGCAAATAGAGTTTTATTATCCAAATCTACTTCCCTGCTACATTCTCGATGAGCTAGTTTTTGATTTTTGTTTCAATGTATTTTGCCACAGCCTCATCAACTGGGTTTGCACTTTGTTGAGCGGGCTTAGGTGCAGGTTCTACTTGCTTGTCTACTATTTCATCTAGCCTGTCTACAGGAGAGAAATTGTTTGTAGCAATATAGTATCTATCTCCTCCGTCATACGGAGACATACCTTCACGTTCTCTGATTTCATTAGGAGTCATAGCACTTGATTGCATCATTCTTTGGAAGTATTGAGATCTAGTACTCATGTCTCCTCTGAATGTAGCATATAGATCCATTTCAGATCTCATTCCTGCTCTACGTCCTCTTAATAATTTCATATCTATTTCACTTTCAATATTTCTTGCCCACGCATCTAAAACATCAGTAGCTACTTCTAATTGAACTTGCTCCATGTTTCCGTACTTGGCAGAATCTAAATCAAAAAGTTTAATAGGAGGTACGCCTAAAAATCGGGCTATTTCAACTACTCCAAATTTTCTTGTTTCAATAAATTGTAATGCTTCTGGATCGTGAGAGATAGGATTGTATGTAACCCCTTCCTCAAGTAAAGCTGTTGCACCTGTTTTTCTTCCACCTGTTTGTTCTTTCCAAGACTCCAATAATCTTTTATGGGCGGCATCCGAAAGAACTCCTGGGTGAGATAGAACACCACTTGGCATAGCTCCGTTTGCAAATAATGAGTTAGAAAATTTGTCAGCACCTTTAGAAATTCCTAAAGAATCTAAAGCGTATGCGATTGTTCCCAATCCTCTAATTCCGTCTTTTGTGTGTAGGTTTTTAAAGACTAAAACATCTTCCACTGGAAGATATATTGTCTCTCCATTTTTTCCACCCTGAGCTATCTGATAGACAAGTTCTCCGTCTGGGAGTCTGTAGGGATCAATTTTTCTTGGATTTAATGGCCAAAGTGCTTTAGCTCTACCATCCAATGTTCTTTCTATTTCTGCGTATCCTTCCCCACTGTTAATTGCACACTGGAAAAGAAATAATTTTAGTGTCATTGAAGTCATCTCTCTATTGGGAGATACGTTCAATAAATACCAAATATCATTTTCTAATAATTTGTTTGATTTGTCTTTAATGTCTACTGGAAGTTTTGCCAATTGAGATGATAAATAAATAACACCTCTATGATAAGCCGCTATTGTCATAGCTGACTCTTCATCTATTAGTGTTCCACCTGAAAAACCTCTATTTACTCTTGATACTCTTAGACTTTCAGGTTTTGTCCTATTAAAGAATTTAGAAAAGAAGTTCATAGGGATTAGTTCCTTTTAGATGTTTTACCCTTTTTATTCTCTTCTTTTACTTCTGGCTTGTCTACAATAACGTCTTCCGCAACCTGTCCAGAAAATTCTTCTTTTACTTCAACTTTAATTTCTTCTTTTACTTTTTCTTCTGCTACTTCTACTGCACCACGTTTTAACCATCTTTGTGCAAAGCCAAACTCTTCAGATACTTCTTTTACTTCTCCTGCTTTAGCGAAAAGTTCTCCGTTATACCAAGCATCTTGTGTAAATTGTAATTTCATATTTACCTCATAAAAAGAAGGCCCTATTGCTAGGGCCTCTTAGCCACTCCATAAACATAGAGTTGGGCGGATTAATTAAACTGCATCAGCATAGTTAGGTTTTGAAACGCCATCTCTTAAGATGTAAACACCTGCACCAATTTTAGCGGCCGCTGAATCAGCAACGTCAACTGAAATGTGTGAGAAGTTGTTATTTACATCTAGATCTTCAGCTAATACTTCAAATACTACGATCCCACCATCAGCCGCAAAGTCAGCCGAAAGGTCGTATGAAGCTGAAGCAACAGTTGGTTCAACTTGAGTAAAAACTGTAGCCGCTCCTGCTTTTTTGAAATACTTGTTAGCAACAACTAGGTCTTTTGAAGTACCTGCCAAAGCCGCGTTATGTTGTTTTAATGTGAATTGTACTGTAGCACCAACAGAAGCACCAAGAGAAATAACAATAGCAATTCTTTTATGTTTTGCTAATGAAACTCTAGCACCTGTGATAGCCGCAGTGTTTAGATCTACCGGAGCAAAAGCTTGCTTCGCATTGTATTCTTCTAGTAAAAAGTAGTTATCCATATAAATCTCCTAAAAAGTGTTAGTTCGTTTTTATAGGAGAGGATTTCTCCTCTCCGTTTTATTTATTATCTAGCTTCTAGAGTTACGAAAGCTGACATTTGGTGATTTCCAAACTCAGTTGTCACAGGAGATTTGAATGGACAGTTACCATCTAATCTCATTGTGAATTTGTAAGCTTGAATATCTCTATCGAAATATAGGTGAGAAGAAACAGCTTGTTTTAATCCACCTGATTTAACGATAGTGTAGTAGTAGCTTAAGTTAGCAAGAATGATATCACCTTCATCGCCTAATTGTGGTAAAGAACCGATCATTGGGATTACAGGTAATCCAAGTAATTGGCCATATACGCTTTGGTTCATTTGGCTACCAGGTGCTAAATAGATAAAGTTTCCTAAATCATCTTTCATTAAACGTAATTGTTCTTCACAACCTGCGTTTACATACCAAGCCGCTCCTGCTCTAGCAGAAGGAATCATTTTTGAATACATCTTAATGATGTTTTTCGCAACGATTGTATCAGCCGCTTGACCAACTTCTTTTGAAGCAGTGATTTTGAAAGCTGAGTTTAAGATACCCATTGGCTTACCAACACCATTACCAGAAATGATAGCTGAGTTTACAGTGTGCATAATTGCTTCTGGGGCCATAGCAAGCATGAAGCTTTCTAAAGCAACAGTATCTTCTGATAATTCGTCAGTAATTTTAATCATAGCACCAAGCTTATGAAGCTTTAAAGATGCTTGACCAATTTTACCTTTTGAATCTGTATAAGGATTACCTTCAGCAATCCAGTAAGCAGAAACACCACCATTCCAAGGAGCAGTTTCATCAGTTGGAAGTGTTAAGCTGTTTCCTGAAACTGAGAATTGACGAGTTTTAGCAAGTAAAGACTCTTCAGATCCAAGTTTTTTAGTAACTGATCCTAACATATCTTCTGGAACTAAGAATCCACCATCTTCTCCATTTTTTTCAAAAAGAGTGTTTTGGAATCTTTTATCAATGTTTCCGTTAGCCGCAGATTTTACAGACTTTAAGAAGTCTCCAAAGTTTTCAAATCCACCATTTTTATCTTTTCTAGAAGGTAAAACTTCTACTTTAGCAACAGGTGTAGCTTCAACTTTTCTTGATGAAGTGTTTGCTAAAGCGTTTACTGCTTCTAATTTTTCTTTTGCTTCGATTCCTGATTTTAAGTTTTCAAATTCAGTATGAAGTGAATTGATTGTTTCAATTTCTTCTTTACCAAGATTCTCAACTGCGTTTAGCTTGTTTAGCTCTGCTACTACAGCCGCTAATCTCGCTCTCATTTGTTCTAAGTTCATAAATTCTCCTAGTGTTGTTATTTATTAAAGTAGCTACGCATAGAGCGAGCAAAACTTTTATTTTACATTATTATTTAAAAATGAGTTGGCTTTGTTCGTCAACTCTTTTAATTTCTGACGTGCCAGTGCTTCAGTATTTTTGTACTGAGGTTTATTTTTAAGCCATTTGCAATTATCCATTGCTGACGCTACAAGTTGTAGAGTTTCCTTGGCCTCAAAAGTTCTGTCTGCAATTTTAAAGTCTACTGCTTCGGCAGAAGTAAACCAAGTTTCATCGGCAAGCATTTTAGTAATTTCTGCACGACTAGCTCCGGTCTTTTTCACGTAGATAGAGATCATTTGGTTTTCTATCTTATCTAAAATGTCGATCATTTTTTCCATTTCAATAGAGTTTCCATAAACTCCTGACATTGGCTTATGAATCATAATCATAGATCCGTCACCAACTATTACTTCGTCTGCGGCCAACATGATGATAGAAGCAATTGAAGCCGAGATACCATCAATGTATGCAGTAATTTTTTTACCTTTTTTCTTTTCAGAATTAATCAATTCGTAAATTGACATGCCATCAAACACACTCCCTCCTCCAGAATTTATTCTTAGAT